ATTCTTCTAAATTATCCTTATCCAACTTAAATTCTTCACTCTTGACATGCTCTTTAACAATCTTTTGATCTTCTTTCAATTGATCCACCAAACTCTTCACATCATTCTCTAGATTGTCACTCAAATCATCCACATTCATATCAATATTTAGTACCTCTAGTTGAAAACACAATAATATATGTTATAATAGTGGTATGATAATAGTAAACATACTTGGCCATGGGCAATTTACGGTACATCCCGATAAGTTAGGTGAACTTCTTAGATGGTTAGAGAAGAATTCGATGAATCTGGAGGTGAACAAACGACCACTCAACGACAATCAAACATTATTGAATGAATAACATGAATGTACACATAAAACTCAAGAAAACTCACCCAGATGCAGTGTTACCTTGTGCAAATAACACTGAACTAGCCACCGGAGACACTGGATACGACCTGACTGCTGTTGATGATGTGATAATTCCTGCTGGTTCAAGTAGTATCGTGTCAGTGGGTCTGACATTAGCTGATATATCACCTGGTTATTGGATAAGAATCGAACCTAGAAGTGGTTTAGGTTTCAAGCATAACATCCAACCACATCTAGGAGTGATAGACAATGGGTATAGAGGTGATCTAGCTGTTAAGCTGTATAATTTTAGTAATGTTCGATCGGATCCGGATTATCAAGTCAAGAAAGGTGATAAAATCGCTCAACTAGTTATATATCCATTGATACAGTGTGATTTCTCGATATCAAATGAAGTAACTAACACTTCTCGCGGTGATAAAGGGTTTGGTTCATCAGATTCAGCGCAATCATCTCAATCCTCATGTTATGGTTCAGTGACACAATATACATCAACTCGAGACAAGGGTTTCGAGACGCTGTTTGAAGAGTAATGTTTGAGAACTTATGGGTAGAGAAGTACCACCTGGTACATTAGGTGAAATGGTGCTAACGTCCACTAATCGTACACTATTGGATGAGTGTGTGTCTTCATCCACCATACCTAACATGATGTTATGTGGTAAACCTGGTATAGGAAAGACCAGTCTGGCGAAGATAATCGTAAAAGACATACTGGAGTGTCAGTATATATACATTAACGCTAGTGATGAGAATGGAATAGACACAGTTCGTACAAAGATAACTAACTTCAGTGTCACGAAGAGTATAGATGGTAACATCAAGGTGATAATACTAGATGAAGTTGATGGTTTGACGATGGATGCTCAAAGAGCATTGAGGAACATCATGGAAGAACACACAAAGTATGTTAGATTTGTGTTAACTGCTAATTTTCATCATAGAGTCATTCCTGCAGTGCAGAGCCGTTGTCAGAGTATAGACTTGACACCTAATATAACAGATTATCTAGCTAGATGTAAGTATATCCTCGATCAAGAAGGAGTTGAGTACCAATCAGATGATCTAGATCGAATCCGAGTTCATTATCCAGACTTAAGAAAAGCTACAAATGAGTTGCAGAAGCAATCACCTGGTGGTGTGTTGAATATAGTAGATCAACAGACATATGAAACGTATGCTGGTAACATACTCAAGTTGTTGATATCAGGCAAGGTTATGAAAATTCGAAGAAACGTGATTGAGAGTGAGCATGTGTTTGGAGGTGATTATATATCGTTGTTGCGATCAATATTCAACGCTATTGATACGCAGATCGTAAACGATCAGTGTAAAAGTGAGTGCATGTTGATTGTAGGTGAGTATATCTACAGAACAGCATTTGTCGCAGATCAAGAGATCAATTTCTACACTTGTATGCTAGCAATCTCCAAGTCAATCACTTCATCCCGGTGATATACTGCTGAGTATTGAAGTTATCACTGGTGTTTGGGTTGATCTGTTTATCATAGTTTGAATCTGGTAAGCTTGACAAAGGAGTCTCTCCAACCACTGGTGAATTTACATCAACTCTGTCTTCATTCTTCAATAGTTCTGGTTTGTCAGTAACCTTGTCATCTCTTCGAAGGCTATCTGGAATATCCGGAAGATTTATATCTTGATCAGTATGTTCTAGTAGATCAGATGGAATGGTCATGAAAGTTTCATATAAACCAGGTGCAGACTCAATGACCACATCACAAAAGTAGCCATCTATAGCACTGTATGGTTGTACATCTCCCATTGCTGGTCTGGATGCTTTGACTGCACTGATTCTTATGTTCTTATCAGTATCTACAAACTCTTTGAGCTTCTCTATTAAATTATCCGGCTGTTTTAAGGCCCATTGAGATTTCGCTGCGCCTTTCTTGACACGAACCGCGTCTCCTGTAAGGAAACCACCTGTGTTGAATCTAGAGAGAGCTGTTTCTATGAGAATATTATACTTGTTCATTATTAATATTATTTATATTTCTACCTTGAAATAAACTGTTTACCTAAATATTTACATGTCATCTATTAATTTACAATCGTTAAGACGTACTCAAGTATCAGATCACACATACAAAGACATTCATCTTGACATCAAGATTAGTGAGAAGATACCCGATTCTGGATTATACAGAGAGTCACAACCAGTAGATATACTTGAGTCATTAGACGTATCTGCGATCAAAAACTCGATAAGCAACATATTCAACACATCTCCTGGTGAAAAACTACTGAATCCAGAGTTTGGTGCAGACTTGTCTAGGTATCTGTTCAATCCAATGACTAAGGACACTGCAGAGAACATTGGAGAGTCTACTCGCCTCGCGATTGAGACATTTGAGACTAGAGTCACGATAGATAAGATACAAGTGATAATGAATAGAGATGCTCATGAGTATATTATTACTATCAATTTGAGCATACCGTCCTTAAATAATAAGAAGACAGTGATGACAGGTATATTAACAAGTAACGGATACAAACTAACTCAATGACCAGTAAATTCTCAGATTTCACCATTCCACCTTCTGGATATGCCGCATTTGATGCGACAACAATGAAGAGTTTGATAATCGAACGTCTCAAGAAACAGGACATATTCACCGACCAGGTGTTTGAGGGTAGTAACTTATCATCCTTGATAGATGTAGTAGCTTATAGTTATCACACACTGATGTTCTACTTGAATCGAACTGCATCAGAGACTATGTTTTCAGATGCTCAACTGTATGAGAACATGAATCGTATAGTCAAGCTATTGAACTACAAACCCACTGGATATCAAACCAGTGTGGTGAGCATGGCAATGAATGTGACAGCTAGCCTGCCAATTGGCACATACACATTACCAAGATACACCAAGGTCGACGTAAATGGATTCTCATACACACTCAACAATGACATAACATTCACCAAACCCACAGCTGCGGAGATGAATCTCACTGATGCTGTGGGTTTATTCAACCTACATCAAGGAGAGGTTGTTGAATATCCCAGATATATAGCAAGTGGTGATGTCTCTGAGACGTTGGTCATGGCTATTGATGCACAATCAATCTCGGTAGATCATTTCTCAGTAAGAGTTTATGTCAAATCAGCAACAGGCCTATCTGAATACAAGGAGGTTGACTCGATGTACACTTAATCACCTGGTAGTTTGAGTTACGAGAAGCGTTTGAATGAGAACTATCGATATGAGCTCCGGTTTGGTGATGGTATAAATGGTAGATCTTTAGAATCCGGAGATATTGTGTATATATATTACTTGAAGTCTGCAGGTGACGATGGAATCATACCAGCAACCTCTATAAATGACAAGAAGTTGACACTATACACAACTCCGCAGTTCAACATCATCAAGGATTCAATATACACGTCAGATGACAAGTTAATAAACTTTCAAACTATAGAGAATATAACATTTCAAAACACATCCGGTTCTACAATTCCGAGACAGCCAGAGAGTGTTGAGGAAATCCGCCGCCGAGCACCGATATACTTTGAGAGTCAGGACAGATTGATAACTTCTAATGACTTCACTACACATGTGAAGCGATTTTTTGGAAACATTATTAATGATGTTATCTCAGTCAACAACAAGTCATATCTTGACGGTCATATAAAATATCTTCATGAGGATATCGGAATATCAAACCCTACTTTAGAGTCTCGTACTCTGTTTAATCAATCTAAATTTTCAAACTCTACTAATTTTAATAATGTATACTTGTATGTGGTCCCTAGAGTGTCAACAAAGACCTCAGTGAGTATACAGAACAACTTCGTCGCTAGCTCACAGAAAGAAGCAATCAAGAATGACTTGGAGCCTAGAAAATCCATAGGACTAAATGTAACATTTGCAGATCCTGTGTACATGGCATTCGATTTGGCGGTATCTGGTGGTGTGTTGGATGTTAATGTACCTGACCAATGTTATATTAGCGTGTTGAAGACAACCAGCACAGCAACATCAGATGATTTTATATCTAGATCTATTAACAGCATAATAGCTTATTACTTTAGACTGGAGAACTCAACACTAGGTCAACTAGTCGA